TTACGTTTTCCATAGTAAACTTTTTTGCCATTCTTAGAAAAAGTCTTAACTCCATCTTTTTCTTCAACAAGAGCCCAACCTGCAGAACTAAGTTTTTCACCACTAATTCTAGATCTAACATCATAGAGTTTTCCAGACTTTAAGTATTCGTTGTATTTGTTTTTAAGCATAGGTATTCTCATTGATGTTTGATAAATCTTTTCATCACTAAGTGGACCCTTAGTGTTTACCAACTTTGAAATAAGAGATCCTCTAATAGACTCGGAAGTTCCTTGTGGATCCTTTTCTCCATATATTCCAAGCAATGAAGACATTTTATCTTCTGCAATAGGACTTGCAAAAGACTTTAAAAGAGAATTTTTTTCAACAGAGGAACTAGCTAGTAGTCTATTCATTGCTGAAGGAATTGTTAATCCAAACGGAAGGGTCTGAATACCAAGACCAGATGGTGTTTTTGCAGGAGGAACAATATGTGCAAATGCCATACCACCTGCAGCACTCTTAATTCTTCCACCCATTTGTTTACCCTGCATATGAATAATTGGTTGACGTGATTGTAAATCGGATGAAACTCCAGTAATTGTTCCCTGTGCCCCATATGTAAGGATTTCATTAATTTCATCTGGTACTTCCTTTACCCAACTATCACGATACTTTGGATATGGTGCACCTGTTGATGGATCTCCCATCGAAATATCTCTACCTTGAGTATTTGGTCCTGCTGTAAAATCATAAATAACTGGGGAGGAACCATACTTTGATTCTTTCCCAGTAGCCCTACTTCTTTCTATGTCATCAAAGAATCTGCCCTTTTCAGTGTCTCTGTTATGTACTCCTCGATATAATTTTCTGTATGCAGCAGCAGAAAATCTACTTACTCCACCCTTCATTCCTCTAGGACCGTATGCAGGTCCCATAAAATCTGATGCAAATGATGCAAAGTCACTAAAGGATATATCCATTCCATAAAGACTTCCATAGTCACCAGTTTGAATAGCTGTAAGCATTGCAAGTTGAGACTCTTTAGACATTTCTCCAGACATTCCTGGATTAAGAAGAGAGCCTCTCATCATCCTTGTTCCCTCTGGAACAGAACGCATTATGCTAAGAAGTTGCTGATATCTTTCTGCATCAAACTTTTCAGAGTCAGTCCAACGACCCTTTACATTCTTTCTTCTTCTAAAGTAGTCAAGTTCTCCACCAATCCACTTGTAAACGGTTTCATATTCTTTGTCTGTTTTTTGGAATGGTGCTCTAAATGATTCATCAGCATGACTTTGTACCCTACCACCATTTTGCATAAGATCAACAATGTAATTCTTTGTTCCTATATCTTGGCGGATACCAGAAATAGTTCCTGATGGGTTATTTAATACCCATTCTTTTTCGTTAACAGGCTTACCCATAACCTCTTGAACCATAGCTTTTGAAGATATGTTAAATCCATTTTGTCCCTTAGCATTTGCAAGTCTAAATACTACAGGAAGCATTGACATAGACTCTAGTTGTCTATCTGCTGCCTTCTTTGAGTTGGTGTTTGATGGGTTTGTCCAAGACTCAATAAACTTATTGTAACTTGCAATGTTTGGATTTGAAGAAAATGACTGCATGTCTGACCATTGGATTTTCTTTCCCATAGCCTTGTCAAACATTCCATGCTTGATGTACATGAGCAACTCTCTTGCCCCTACACCAGAAAATTCATTAGCACCCTTTTCTCTAAGAACTGTTCCTCTGTATAAAGGAATGTTCTGAGATATTGGACCCATACTGTTAAGCATTTGCTCACGATGACCTGCCATATCCATTCTTTTCATAACACCAGTTCCAGTTCTAAACTGGTTTGTGTTATGTCCTTCTATCCAATCGGCATAAGCCTTTTGTTGTGGATCATTAATATCTCTTGTAATTCTTGAAGAACGACCACCCCATTTGCGTGGATTGGTTGCTTGAAATGCTTCTGCAGACTCGATAGATGCAAAAGGATAATCTGAAAACGGTGTGTATCCACCTGGCATGTAAGTTCCCTGCACATTGTAAGATATTTGTGGCTTTGGACCAATAAAAGATTGATCTGCATATCCAGGCATTCTTCCACCCATTTGAAAACGTGGTGCTTGTCTAAAGTTAATGTCGTCTAGTAATGCAGAGTTTTGTGATGCTGCCTTTTTATTTACAACATACTCTCCTGGTTCAAGCATTGCAGGAACCTTGTCCCCATCACCCTGACCTGGAACCCAAGCAGAACCGCCCTTTTGTAACTGGGTTGTTGTAGGTACGGTTGAGGCAGGTGCGGTATTTTGAATTGCTGCTACTTGACTATTAATAAAAGCAGGGTTTAAGCTAATTGCATCAGCAAGGTTTCTTTTGTATAGACCAAGAGCAATGTTTAATTTCTCAACACTGGAGCGTTCTGAATCAAAAGCGTTTGCAAGTTCATGTGTTGCTTTTTGTGCCAGAAGCTGTGTGTCTGTAAGCATTTCAAACTTTTCAACTGGGATACCAGCCATTCTTCTTCCAAGGTTAAATATTCCCATTGCACCCTTTGAAACATAACCCATGAAGTTGGAGAAAATACCAACCATCATAATAATTGGACCAGCAACAGCAGTTAACCCAGTTGCTACCTTAATAAAAGATTTAACTGGCTTTGGAAGGTTTTGAAAAAACTCAATAGCTTTTCCAATTTTTCCAGTAAGACCTTCAAGAATCGGGGTAATGGAAGAAGTTATAGATTGACCAATAGTAAGGAACTGTGCCTTGATTCCTTCAACAGCTCTTTCAAATCTTTTTGATGCTGAGTTCATCAAGGTGTTCATTTCACTATATGCAGTTGCTGCAAGTTCTCTATTTGATTTACCCATCAAGCCAAGTACCGCATTTGTCTGAGAAGCATTTGCATTTAAGTTGTCAAACAGTGCAGACATTCTTGCAAACTGATACTTACCAAATATTTGCTCAATTAGCTGTGCTTTTCCAAAATCATCAAGCAGTTGCAATTGTCTTTGAAATTCCATAATTGTTGGAAGCAACTGTCCACGATTTGCCTGAACAATTGACTCTATATCAATTCCGTATTGTTTTGCAGTTAATGATGCTTGCTTTGTTGGGTTAATTAAAGAAGCCATACCAGACTTAATTGCGTTTGCACCTTCACCTGCAGAAATACCACCTTCTTTTAGGGCTACCATCAAAAGTGATAGGTCTTTTACATCTCCACCAAGGGCTTTAATAACTGGACCAGCTTTAGGAATTGCTGTGGTTAAATCCTCTAAAGATAAAGAGGTTTGGTTTTCTACTGCGTTTAAGAAGTTAACAGATTGAGCAAGTTCATCTGTACTCATCTTAAAAGCATTTTGAAGAGACAAGGTTGTTTTCATTGCATCTTGGTTTGAAACATCACCAAGTACAGCAAGACGAGTTGTTTCTCTTAATGCCCCAAGAAGCTTTTGTCCTTCAAGACCAGTTGCAGCCAGGTCTGCTGCAAGTGATGCTGTTTCTTTTGCTGCAATTCCAAAAGACTTTGAAAATTCAACAGCAATATTTCTAACATCATTAACCATCTGATTGCTTGTTTTTTCAGATGTACCAGATAGGTCTGCACCATAAACTTTTTGAAACCTTGTTAGCTCAGCATCAACCTCACGGAATATCTTAGATACCATATTTCCATAAATGGTTAAAGGTACTGTAAGACCAACGGTAATCTGACGACCTGCCCACTGAGTATTCTTACCAAAGTTAATTAAATGGGTTGTTCCGTCTTGAACAAGATTATTAAATATAGCCCATTGCTTACGACTTACTGCAAGCTGAGTATTAAAGTCTTTCATGTTAATTGTTGCTGGGGTAATCATCATACCCATTTGCTTGCCGTCCATGCCCTTGCCAAGGGTTACTAGCTGAGACATTCCTCTAGCAACTTCACGAACGGCTAGTTTATGAGCATTGCTGGATGTAGTAAAAGCACCAATAGCTTCTCTTGCATATTCTTTAAGTGTTAGTTTTTGTTTTAAAAGAGACTGACCAAAGTTATCAACTGAGTCTGTCATCTCAACCATCTTGGCATTCCAGCCACCAATTTTTCCAAGATCGGAAGCAAATGAAGATGCTAGGCTTCCTTTTAATCCTACGGCTTGCTTATCAAGGTTTTGTAAAGTATTATTTAATATGTTAGCTTCAGCAGAAAGTTTCTGCATCTGTCCTATTACTGGACCAAAGTTTGCAGAATAATTAAACTGGGCATTAATATTAGCCATTTATATCCGCCAAACCTAGAACCTCGTAGCCAAGACCTTCATCTTGACTAATTCCAAACTCCAGTGCAAATGAAGAACTTTCACTTCCGCCAAGACGTTTGTCTGCTCTAGCATTAATTTCTGCAAGGCTTGTTGGTGCGTCACCGTTTGTTGAGGAACTAGAATTGTCAGGAGACAAATCAATACCTTGAATAGCAGCTAAAAATTTATTCTGCCTGTTCTCTTTTTCATGCATCGCACCTAGTGTAGCTATCAATTCTTGCATAGAAAGACTTGTTTCAAGTTCTTCATAGTCTTTCCAATGACCCAAGAGAAATACTTCCGACTCTAGGGCAGCTAGGTCTAGCTCGTTCCAGCTAGTTCCTGAGCTGCCATTAGCAGGTTTGGGTCGTTAAGCTTGATATCTGCAGCAACCTCCAATATTTTGTACATAGTTTGAAGATCTAAAGCCTCTTCTAGCTTTTCCTTATCAGAAATCTCTGGTGCGAATTGCTTCATAGCAATTGATGTGCAGTCTAGTAAAAGATCTAAAAACTCATCTTCTGAGGTTTTTGTTTCTACTTCTCTCCACTTCGTCATAACCTGACGTAGGTTCTTTAAGTTTAATGGTTTAACAGTAATGATTGTTCCATCCTGTAGTTCCATTTCGATTGATTCATAAATTTTGGTAGCCATTTTTCTCCTATGTTCCTTTGTCCATTATAGCCTACTATTCTTTATATAAAAGCAATATGGTGGGTATTTCTACCCACCATATTACACGATATTTAGTTATATGTTAACCAACGTATACACGGTCAATTACCTTGCCGTAGATTGCGTTGTTGTCTACAGCTGTTTCTGCATTAGACGGAAGCAAGCGGAATGTTACTGGGAACACTGTTGCTTCGTTACGCTTAATACCTACAGATACTGTCTCCATAGATAGAGCACGATATCCAATATACATACGCTCTACTACGGTTCCACCATTAGGTGTCTGACCTGATTCCAGAAGTTTTTCTGGACCAGGACCAACAATAAGGATAGAACGCTCTACTGGAGCATATCCCAAAGCACCACCATTAAGATCCAAGATTGTTGTCTTGCCCTTAGATGAAGTGTGAGTACTTGTTGGTCTTAGGTCAGAATCTTTTCCACCAAGAACAACAAGGAAGTTTTCCAATGTTGCTTCTGTTAGAGTAGTCTTAACCATAACTTTCTGACCTTGCTTGTAAATCTTAGCAACGTCTAGAAGTTGATCAACCTGTACTTCACCGTAATCTGGTTCGAATGAGAAGTCCACACCTTCCGATGTGTAACCAACGTGATCCCACTTAGTATCATTTACGTTTGTTGGGTTCTGATATGTACCTGCATCGTTAGCAGCATATGTTGCTGGGGACTTAGGAATATCATTAATTGATTTTTCTTCTGTGTCAGCACCGATGTAAAGAACACCAGCACCAACAATAATATTTTTTGAACTATTAGCCATTTTTTTATTTGCACCTCCTGCTTTTTATGATTTAGCTTTCGGGGGCTTCCTCAATATCTATTTTACCACAAATATCTTACGAGCGTGAATATTCATAAGTTACATAAAGGGTTGTGGCATATCTGGTTACTGTACCATCACTCAGAGTTACCGTCTTTTTCTCGTCCAAGGAGTACTGCTCCTGACGAACCTTTACATACTTAAAGTTAATTCCAGTATCTCTAATATGGTTATTTATTTCAGATGCTGAGATATCAAACTTGCTCAGGGCATCATAAACAAAGTTTTTAACTAGGTATATGTTGGGAATAGGACCAATAATGGTCAGGGTTGCTTCTTCTCTAATTAATGGAAAACAAGTTGGATCTACACCAGTATACAAAAAATCATATAGAATATAGGGCATTGTGCTTGTGGCTGGAATATCATTTTGCTCTGCAATTGGAGCTGTTGGTTGTTTTGTAAATGAGTCAACATCCCATACTATGGAGGGTAGTTTTGTACTACCAGCAACGTCTCCTTTAGCTAAATCCCAAAGGTAATTGCATATCATAACTACTGGCATTTTTGTATAATCCATATTACTTTGATCTCCTAGCTATTCTATTTGCTGACTGTTTAGCCATTTCAAATCCATTAAGGTTTCCAGAACTAATTCTTGATAAAGATACTTCTGATTCCTTTAACATCTCTGTGTTAATTTTATCATAAAAACCAACATCTTCTAGCATTAAACTAGCCTGTCTATTCATATAGTCTTCAAAGGCTCTTGTAAATGAGCCTGATACCTGTGTTCCACCAGGATTTGGAACAAATGATTTTTTGGCAAATACCGTCTCACCATCAACTTCAAACACCAAGAAGTTTCCTAGCTTTGGTCTGATAGTAATTGGTGTTCCAGACTCCATAATAAAAGCCCTTCTTCTAAAGACATGACCGCTGTTCTCAGGCACCGTTGCATCTCTAAAGGCATATTGTATGGTTCCTGATCCAGAACCTCCCAGAACTGTGTAATAAAATAATCTAGCATCTTTGCTTCCAACTCTATCGTTTTCATAAACGTGGTGAAAAGATGCACTATCTCTTCTTGCAAGGTTATCCATATAAAATCCAAAATATTGACCAACAACATTTAAGGCATTTTGTATTATTATTCCTTTGTTTTGAGAATTGTGTAGTTCAGATAGGGTTCCTGTGTGGTATTTTGCTGTGGCAATAATTTTTTCTGCCATTTTACCAGTGCTTACAGCCATATTAACTCACTTCTAAAGACTGTATTTCTTGACGTTTTAACACCGTTTCATATTCTATTACTTTGCCATTAAAGTCAAGAAGTGGGGTAGTTCCAGATGGTTCAAATATTGTTGCTCCATTTACTCCACCTGCACTGTTTTGAATATAGTCTTCTGTCCAGATAACACTGTCTTCGTTTCTAATTGCAACAATTCTGTATTCTGAAGATAAAGGAATAGATGTTCTCATTTTTATAAAATCCTTTGAGTTTATTAAAAAGTCTTTTAACTCTACTTGTGCAGAGTTTCCACCTAATTGTGATCCCAAAACACCACGAGCAAAACAAGAAACTGTTTCCTTTAAAGACCAGGTATTTACTGACATGCCAAGAATTGGCTCAGTTGTGGTGGTGGCTTCATAAATATCTGCTTTCATTACATAAGTTGAATGGGCTAAACAAGACATTTAAATCGCCTTTAGATTCCAATTCTTATATGGGGCAAGCAAGCCATCAACATATAGGTTTCCAGTGCTATTAATCATTCCTTCTGCAAACTTTATATTAAATGAATCATTTTGTACAGACATAATTCCCTTATTTAGATAGATAGAGTCTGAGCATACCGCATCATTGATTAATTCATATACTGCAATTTTTATGTCTTCTGGAACTTGTTTCCATCCATACTCTCCACGAACTGAATAGGCTGCATCTTTCCCAAAATAAGAAGGGTTTTTAATTGGGTTTTGATCTACCCACTCTGTAATATTTACACCCTCTTCAACTATTCTTAAAGAATATTTGCTAGATGCAACAGTAAGTGTTGCTCCTAAATCATCAAGAATTGGCTCTTCGGTGGAATCATAGACAACAGTGTCATTGTAAGTAATTTTATCAAACGATTCTATTCTTTGACCAAGATGAAGAAGGTCTGTGTTCATTCCATAAGAACCAACCGTTTTATACTCAAAGTTAAAATTATCATTAATGTATGAGTTTATAGAGTATCTTATTTTTCTTTCCATTTGCTCAAGCAGGGCATCTGAAAGAGCTAAAACTTTTGTATTTGCAGATATTACGAAGTAGTCTCTTATTTCACGGACAGTTGCATAAGGTCTTCTTAGAGATATATTTAATATATCTGTTGAGTAGTTATCTATCTGAACTGATTGTATTTCTATTAAAATGTTTCTATCGTATTTGCAAACATCTAGACTTAAAGGTATTGTGTAGGAAGTTTTTCCTTGCTTTATAAATGTGTGAGCACCAGACTGTGTTCCAGTTGTTGCAATTAAAGATGATGCAGAAGTTCTATAAATGTTAAATGTGTTATCTGTAAGAACAGAAACATAATAAACTGTTCCTACTGTTATTCCAGTTGGCAATGCTCCAGTTGTTGAAAACTTAATTGCTTCACCAGTTTTAAGACCATGAGTAGCACTTGTAATAACTGTTGGTGATGCTATTGATAAGGTAAGGGATTTTGAAGGATTAACTTCTGCATCTAACTGGTCATACTGAATATAGGTGTTATTCAAAACATCCAATACTGAATAGGTCAAAGATATTGTATTTTTAGGGGCTGTGTAAGATACATTAGCCACTTCTAAGTCATTTGTTAAAACTTCCATCTATCTGCCAAAGAAAGACTCTTTTTCTTTCTCGTTAGCCTCCCTGACTTCATCTGCTTGGCTAGCTAATATTTTCTCGGCAAGCGTTTTATTTACAAGAACAAGCTTGTCATCCATATCAAACCTTACACCGTTTCCAGCATAATAACCTCCACGATTATGGACCATAGTTAAAAGAAGCTTTTCTTCTTTTTTAGACTCTACTTTGGCTTCTTCTATTTTTACTTTAACTTCTTCTTTTGTAGGACCTTCTTCATAGTCAAACAACGATTTTGATGATTCTTCATACATTTCCCAAGTAACTTTAGCTTCTTTAATAGCTTCAATAATATCTTGTTTTCTTGCATTCTTTGATACTTCAATGTCAAATGATAGACATAGACCCCTAAGGTCTCCGATTGTTTTATTAGATAACATAAATCCTCCTAATTATTAATTATACACTAAAAAGAAGTAGAGGTCAGGTTTTTACTCCTGACCCCTACTTGATAGCTAAAGATTATGCAGTTGGTACTGCGTAAGCAATTGCTGACTTTTCTTCTAGTGCTACACCCATACGGACGTAGACTGTGTACTCTACAGAGTCCTTGCGTGGCTTGAACTCACGATGTACTGTAACATCTCTCTGGAAACCCCAAATGCGGTTTGAAGGAAGAGTTAGATCTACATAGTCTTCTGGATACAAAGGAACTTCCTGAACTGGAAGACCGAAGATGGTGTATTGAGCACCAGCTGGACCGCCAATTCTTGGAGTAACTCCATCAATTACACGAGTAGCAACATCGTAAGGAACTGAAGTTCCGTCAGTTGTATTAACTGTGCGAAGCTCTGTTAGCAATTCCTGAATATGCTTGCTGTTCATGTAGAACTTAAGATCCTGACGGCGAGCCTTGAACTTACGAGGCATTGCGTTGTAGATTGCTTCGATTGCATCAAGAGTCAACTTTGCGGAAGATCCATCGCCTGAATCAGGAGTAGCTTCCCAGATGCCTGTCATAGCTGCAGCAGCTGCTGCAGCTTCGTGAGCACCTGCGTAGTTAGTGTCCTTGATCTGACGGATAAATCCTGCAAGAGTATTGTTGTATGTACCGTCACCAGATGTTCCTGGACGACCATTAATTGCAATATCTTCCAAGTCGTTTCCGAATTGAGTTGCCATCAAACGTACAACGTGATCCTCTAGAGACGCACCTTCAATCGAGTCCTCTAGGGATTCGGTTGATAGTTCGTACTGTAGACGGAACTTTGTTGTTGTAAGTTCGATCTTTGTGAATGCTGGAGCACTGTTTTCTCCTGTATCATCAGCCTGTGTAGCTTTTGTAACAAGACGTGAACCAACACGGATCTTATCCAGTTCCATAGTATTTCCACGCATCGTTACCTTGCGACCATCGTTAGCGAGAACCATCTGATCAAAGATGTACTCGATAAACTGTGTAGATTGTGTTGGATTAAGAACACCACCATTGTCACCAGAGTTACCTGCTGCTGTCATAGCACCAGGGGATACTAGTGGGGAAAGAACTGTGCCACTTGCTGTGGCTTTTTCTAAAATATCACTCATTTTTATTTTTCACCTGCCTTTTATTTCTAATTTAAGTATTGCGAGGAACTGAGGAAGCGTCCCCCCCATACAGAATCTGACTTCTGTATAGTTGTTTCTGCGGAACTCTCAAGTTCCCCAGATTTCTTTACAGCGGTATCATTTTCTACAGATTCCAATCTTCCATTAATTGTTTGTACTGCATTTACGATATCCGCCAAACCTTTGTTGATCTCTTCTAAACGAGAATCATTTTCTACAAGCTTATCGGTTAAAGCTTTTGTTACTTCTGCAACAGTGTTTACAACACCATTAACTGCAGCTGCATTTGTTTCGCTACTCTTTGTAAGAGCTTCGCCAACAAAATTTTTGATTTCACTAAGAGTCTTTTCAAGGTCAGTCGCCTCACCATTATCGGTGGAAGCGTCATCTGCAGATCCCTCTGTATCTACTGATGTTTCGACTGTCTCTTCTGTTGCTTCTGTTACTTCAACTTCATCAGACTTTGCAATTTCTTCTACTACTGGAGCTTCTTCAGCTTCAACAATTTCATCAACTACAACTTCTTCTTCAACTTCTACAACTTCTTCTACAACTTCATTATTTTCAGTCATATCAACACCTCCTTCATTTATTTGTGTGGCAACCAACTCTGCGTCACTTGCCTCATTCACTACTGTGTTAGGTAGAGAAACTTCTGATTGTACACCAAGGGATTTAAGGACTTTAACTGTCCAAGATCTAAGTGTACTCATTCTATGTCCTACAACTGTTTTAGATGGCTTCCAAGAGTCTCCGTCTTTTTCGTAAACTCTGATAACCACCGCTGGGTCTTCTGGTGTACCTGTAATTGTTACACTAGAATTTGGTACTTTAATTTTACCATTAGTTACTACTCTTGTTACTTTACCTCTTGCTGTGCCACCTGAAGAGCCCCACTGAACAAAATCTCCAGAAGAATATTCTCCTGCTTTTTTAATATATTTCTTTTTCTTTTTAGGATCTTTTTCAGTCTGGATATCTGAAAATCTTGGATTTTGCTTTGGATACTTCTTTGGAACATCATCACTTGTAACGGTTCCAGGATTAACTGCCTTATGTGTATCAATAATTTCTGTCATTGCTTTTTCAATATCTGACTTTGTTATTTCGTCAATCCATCCAATAGATGGTAGGTCAGAACTGCAGGATGAGCAAGAATACTTTTCTTCTCTTGAAAGATAAGCCATTTCTTCCTCTTCACACCAAAATACATTCTTAATATTTGACTTAGAAAACATTCCCTCAGCAATTTCACCATCAATAGTTTTCTGAATAGAGAAAATATTGGCAAACTGATTTGCAGGTGAATCAACTAAGGATAACTCTACTAAATCATATTCCTTAATAACACGAACAGTTGTATTTGATTCTTCATCTAATTCTGTGTCTGTATCTTTAATTGCACCGCCGATTGAAAAACCAGTGAGTGTACCATCAAGAACCATCTCCCAGATGTCTTGAGCACCCTTAGAAACATAGGTATCCACAAATACTCCCGTATATTGCTTCTTTGTCTCTGGGTCGAAAAATGTGTCTGATCTAAAAGAAACAACCTTTCCTGCTGGAATAGGTTGATGCATAAGTCTTACATTGCCACGAAAGTTTGCAAATGCTTTTTCTGAGGCTTCTGGAAGTATTCTATCACCTTGTTTGTCAATGTTATCAAGGGTGGCAAAGCCAGATACAATACGCTTTTCTTCATCAATTTTTGAAATTGGCATCGTCAAGTTGACGCTGTTACCATTCATAGAAAGGGAAGCCTTTTGTAAATTAATCATAACAATTTAATTATACATTGCTTTTCTTGTTATTGTTGCTGTCTTCCTTCGCCTTGTGCATTTCTTGAACCAGTGTCGCCTTCATCTGCCTGATTGTTTTGACGTTCCTGATCTCTTCTTCTGTTTCCAGAGGCTTGAGCTGTTTGCTCAGAAGCCTGTTGACCAGTAAGTTGAACGGTTTCATCTCCTCCAGGAATTGCAGTAAGACCCAATCTTGAACGAACTTCGTTAGGAACAATAACCTTCATTCTTAAATAACGCTCGTCAATCTTGGACTGAGTATCTTCATCTGTAAGGGTAAGTTCATTAAAAGCAAACTTAAACATATCAGTCTTTTCAGCAACAATTGCTGTAATTCTTTTTTCAAGGGCATCCTGTGCTGGACGAGTTACCTGTTCCTTAAATCCCTTGTCTGCTTCTTTTGCTGCAGCTAGGGAAAGTCCCTCTCCTGCACCAACTTTAGTCATAGGAACACGATGTGCCATAAGGATTTCTTGAAGATTTGCTTTACGATACTTATCAAATGATCCGTCTTGTATTCCGTTTTCTACAGGCTCCATCTTAACTTCTACCTTGCCACCTGCATCATCTCCAGGAAGAGGAACAATAAGTGTTCTATGGGATTGCCCACGAAGGTTATTTTGGAAAAACTCAAATAGCTTTGCTTCTGCATCTCTGCTTAACTTTGCACCCTTAATCCAAAAAATGTAACGTGGAGTAGCCTTATTTTCAAAATACTCTAAGTTAAACTTAGATGAAAACTCATTTCCAGCCATTGCATTTTTGGCAGGAACAATTGACGGAATACCGTAATAGGTATTTGTTGGTGTGTAGTTTGCAATGTGAATAATTTCGTTTGGTCTAGGATCCGTTCCCATTTGAGGATTAACATCTTCTTTGTCGTGGAAGTTTCTAAAATATGTAAACTTTCCTCCAACTAGCTGAACATAACCATCACGAAGTCTGCGTACACGCATAGTTGCAGCAGGAATATGACCAATATAGCCAATCTCTCCAGTTGTTTTTCTGCCAATCTCAATGTAGCCATTTCCAGTAGTTTCATAATCTAGGTAAGCCTTTGTAAGTGTTTCTGTAAAGGTTTCCTCATCATTTCTAGTGTCTAGCCACTCTAAAATCTCTTGCTTTGCACGTTCTAGCTTCTTTCTAGTTTTTCCAAGCTTTACCGTATTTTCTGCAAGGTCTTCTAGCATTTGCTTTACCTTTAGGGTTGGCTCTAGATAATAACCAAGACCAACAATATTAGTTACCTTTGCATTAATTGCAGCATAGTTAGCAGAAGAAACTTCATATGTTTTTCCAAGAGAAATAAGATTATATGGTGGCTCAACTACATCAAAGATACCATAGGCATATTCAAAAAGGAGCATTTGTTTTGAAGCAGCATCATCGCCTCTAAAACCATTTTTTGGTGGAGTATAATTTGTTGAAGAGCCCCCAACTTGACCAGCCTTCTCAAGTTTTCTTTTAGCATTACGCTTAAAGTTTTGACTTATTCCACGATACTTTAAAATTTCATCTGCTGAAACCATAAACTCGTCAACGGCTGCAATCTCTTCTTTTTTCTGAAGACTATCTATTGCAATATCGCTACCATAAATAATTTGACTTTGAGGAACTTCGTTATCCTCTACTCTTTCGCTCATTTGCAAATATCTCCTTCCAGTTTTCACTATCTCCGTAAGGAGTTAAGCCTTCAGCCATTCTGTCAATATCTTCTCTAGCCTCAGTATCGCTAACTCTTCCAACTCCAGGCATAAACTTTGCAACACCATCTGGTTTACCCCAATATGCTGCTGACTTTGCCAACAAGTTCATTTTTTGAATGTCATGCTTCATTGATGGAATGTTTAGAGTATTACCATCATCGTCTTTAAATGGTTCTCCGTTTGGCAGGATCCATACATAAATGCCATATTCTGCACTTGACTCAACCGCCTGTACACCCTTTTTTGTATTATTCATACCACTATGATACCATTTCTACTCTTCTGTTGTAAAGATAGAATCTTGACTTGGTGCAGTTTTTGATTTAATTTTTTCTCTAAAAAGATTAGTAGATGCAAGATTGACAAAATAACCAGTATCTCCTGATGTTGGCTGTACCCACTGAAGTCTCTTTGTAGAATTATAGTACTGACCAACATAAACCTTTCCATTTTTTGTATGATCTAAAGTTTCTTTTTTTAATTTAAAGTATCCAGGGCTTTGCTGTATTGGATTATCAACATTAAATATCTGATCAACCGTGTAGATATATCTTTTTGTTCCAGAGTTAACTACAAAAGTTTGACCAACAAATATCTTTTTATTTAACAGATAAAGCCTTCTTTGCTGTTCCTGATTAAAAGAAAAATACTCGTTGCTAAAAACTAAGAAATCTGAAAAGTTTGCTATTACATTTGAGCTTAAAGTAAGAGTTGTTGTATTTGTATAATCTCCATCACTTACAGCGTTTGTAACAGTAATGTCAGTGAACGGTGATGTTCCAGCAGTTGTTATTTTTCTTAAAAGTTTTGTTCTTCCTGGAAAATATGACTCTGGAGCACCAATAACCTGAATGGTGTTACTTCCAGAACCTCCATAGTTTGTTGTTGTGGTAGTTTCAAATGTTTGAGACTGACTTACAGTATAGTATCCAGTTACAGGTATTGTTATTTCTGAGCTACCATCAATTAAGGATAGTACAGAAAAATCTCCAGCTGTCTCAACAAACCCACTAACATCTTCTGCGGTAAAATCTGATAACCAAACCTTTCCATACCCTGGCTCTTGCTGAGTTCCAATAATTCCTGGTATTCTATACTCATCAGATAGACCAACGACAGAGGTTGATTGTACTCTATGAGATACACCACCTGCAGTTAAGTTATATAAGTTTTTTACAAAATCCTTGCCTGAATTAGAGTCATATGGCTTTGCAAACAAAATTAACTGGTCTATTCTGGCACCAGTTGATGCAGATGCATTTCCAATAGTAATAAGTGGCTTGTTTAGCTCTTCTGTATAAACAACTGTAACTTGTTGCCACTGATCTAAAAGAATTGATGACGCTTGTGAAGCAATGTTGCCATTTAAGTAAACGGAGGTGTTTGAACCCTTTGTTATATTACCAGTGCTGCCAACGCTAAATCCATTATTTGGGTTAAGGGAATCAAAGTCCAATATCTTATAGGTTCCAGATGACTGACCAGAATCAAAATAAAGCATAAAGGATATTACTTTTATGCCACCACCCTCAAGAGATTGCCTATCATGATTTATCTCTGTATAGTTATTTTTTAAACTAAGACCACTATAGAAACCATTGTAAAGAATAGGGGTCTCTAAAATATCTGGAATATTGACAGTTTTTGACGCACCAGTTAAATATATTTTTGCTGGGTTTCCTCCAGGAGAGGCATTGCAAAGAACATAGTTTGTTGTTCCATTATCATCGCTTGTAAGCTGATAAGAAAAAAGTCTTAGGTAACTTAGCTTTGCTGGTTTTCTAATTAAATCATCTGTGGATAAAGATATGGCAAAACTAATTATATCTACTGGGTTTGTTGCAGGATTGTTTGACTGCACCAACTGATTATTTAACCAGTCTCCAGACGTAATAGTTCTTTCTGTAACTGATGTGCTTGCAAGCCTTGCTGTTCCTGCAACTCCCTCTGAATATGGAATATTTGAAATACTTAAGGTCATAGCAGTTGAACCAAGTGGGTGTCCAATGTCTATTCTGTTGGCACCAGTTGTATTGCTTGATATAGGACAAAGTGCTTGCTGTGGAATATCAACAACTGCGGATCCAGAGGAAGATATAACAAATCTTTTTTGATTAGAGTTTGGCGAAGCGGTGTATTGATTCTTTAAACTGGATACTGCATTTCCTAGCAAACTAGAAGTAATAAGACCATCGGAAATAGACCTTATTTCTTTTAACTTTCCAGTAAACTCAAACTGTTCTGATGGTACCACATCATCAGATACCCAAGTGTTATCTGATCCAATTCTTATTTTTTGTGTACCAAAACTTAATGGCTTTATTTTATCTGTAGAAACAAGAATGTTTGAATTGCTTGAAGCTGTGCCATAAATAAAATATTCATTGCTTCCAGAAGTATAGTAACCAACATAAAAATCTTCAGATATGGTTGGGGCATTTTGTGTAACAAGAACGTCATTTATTTTAAATACTAGTTTATCTACAGAGTCAACTTTTATTAAATATGCCTCAATGCTGTCTTGTAGGGTGTCCGAAAATGACTTAAACAATGTCTGCTTTGTAGTTGTAAGAGTTACCCCAGAACCATTAAACTTAAAAACCCAACCCCCAAGATTATGTGAAATAATGCTGTCAGAGTTTTTTAACTCTAAATATGATGTTTTATTAAAATCAAATCCAGTTGTAGTAAATAGAAGATCTAAGCTTCTTTCTTCTAAAGTTCCTCTTTGAATAATTGTTGGTTCCTGAAAACTTTTAAGGATAAGGTTTCCTCTTTCTAGGCTAACATTATCTGTTTCGCTGACCGCCCAAGGATTGCCTGGACCAAAATCATACTTTTTAATTGTAGTTTGACCATCCATAGAAAAGTTATATAGTGCACCACCATTAGAATTAATAAACTGAGCTGGTGGATTATATCCACATCCATAAACAAAATGTCTAACTAGTCTTTCTCTTGCAAGCTCATAAGAATACAGAGCAATGCAGTCAAACTGTATGTTGGATATTCCAGATGGTTTTTGAAAGTAAAAGTATTCATCGTCTAGATCAAACGTAGGGAATAATGTTTGAGGATTAGTTATAGTTGTAGTATTTTTTGCACCGTTAACAGTAAGAGATATGTCAGAAGGGGTATAGGAAGCAACTATGTGTAGTGGCTTATTTACAGAATCTAGCGGTACAGAAACTTCACGATAATCGCTTTCTATTCCAAGCCTAAAAGTAATGTAATCATTTTTAACATAAATGCAGGTAGCATAATCTACTGCTCCGTCAGCATCCACGTCCTTCTTTGTCATTATAACTTGCTCTGAAGAACTTGAGTTACTTATTTTTACCCAAAACTCTAAAGATGATTTATTTCCAACATCAGAAAGTGACATTTTTCTAAAGGATGGTATTCTAATGTATCCATTCTCATTAACCTTAATAGATTGCTGACCACCATAAACAATAGGAAAAGAAACCTTACTTACGTTTTGGTATATTCCATTATAAAAACCTGATCCATTAGGGTTTGCGTATAAAAATCTATCTGGAGCCACAGGTTGACTATTTCCAACATTTGAATCATCTAAAGCATATACTACTGCTGGAGAAGCTAATTGAATTAAGTTAGAATAGGACATATGGCATCCATTTTATTATACCGCTTTACTGATATCGGTGATATCGCAAGCACCTGCAACACAAGCTAAATCTTGTACAGATGTAGTACCGTCAAATGTTTCATATATTTCAAGCCATTTCCAATCAAGGTCTTCTGGTGTTTCAGACAATAGTTTTTCATACTCTGCCTTTGTAATTTCTTGATATGGAGCTTGCTGATATGTGTGCTCTGAATAAGGCAAGAATGATACTCCTGACATTTCATCAATATGGTCATATACCCAAGCACCTACTGCCATCCATTCATCTTCTTTAACTGAAACAGTAATAGATGGTTTGTGCTCCGCCCAATGTCTTTGGTATGTAAGCCAAATATCTAAATGCTGAACAGCAGTTAAATCTTCACGAAGTTTTGCACCTTCTGGTGCTGCAATAGGAAATGTAAACACCATAGTATCGTTTGGCTTCATTACATCTGGCTCGTGCTTTACACCCATATCTACAAGGAATGAAGTAATTGGGTCTTTCATGTCTCCACGAATAGTGCGAGCATAATATTGAGAGTGCCAAGGGTGCATTCCTGAAGATGCATTTACCAACTGAGAAACTGTTCCAGAAGGCTTAACACAAGTAATAGCTGCAGCCTGATTAATACCAATTTTTTGTGCCCACTTTTTATTTACCGCAACAGATACTTCACGAAGTTCGTCTAACCATAGAGATAGCTTTTCTACGCCCTCAGAGCCATTCAGAACACGATGGGATAGCTGACCAGTTAATGAGACACCAAGTAATCTTTCTTCCTCTGAGTTCTTCTGCCAGATTTTTCTTAGATATTTGAATCTTGTAAAAGTAGACTGAACTGTACCAAGAATTGTTGCAAGTTCTACCTTAGCCTTAAGGTCTTCTAGGGTATCTGTATCTCTAACAATAACTTCGGTTAGGTTACAGAACTGGTAAGGACGAAGAATGATTTCTGAACAAGGGTTAGTTCCAAAGTCTACGGTTGAGTCTCTTCTACCATTTTTTGCTGCAACTTTTTGTGCTGCCTCACGACTAAAGATGCCTCTTTCTCCAGATTTTGAATCGTACAAAGACTTCCATTCGTCCATAAAAACTTCCATAGTTGGTCTTGTATTGTAAACCGCAGAATTATTTGCAAGGGCTCTTTGACCAGAGTATTCCCACCAAGAACCTGATTTTGCTGCTGCCATATTACGATCTTCAAGGTCTGATAGTGAAATCATTGCTGAACGGCGTACACCGCCTACGACTACAACCTCTGCAACCTTACACATTAAGTCATGTGCTTCTAGGGGTGTTAGTTTTCTTCCCTTTGCATTCTTTAAAAGTGCAATAGAAAACTTAAATAAACGATCTAGTGGGTCTGGACCAGATGCACGACCACCAAATGTTTTTAGGCGAGCACCTGCTGGTCTAACATTAGACATATCCCATTCTGGAATCTGACCTTGCCATAAAAGTGCAAGAAGTTCTTTAAATGCTCTTGCCCATCCTGCTTTTGAGTCCTCTACAACAATTACAGAACCTGTTGGCTCAAAGTGTTCGCTAACTTCTGGAAGTTGGTTAACGTAGCGTGATTCTACGGAGTATCCCACACCAGTTCCACACATCAGAATATACATTGCTTCATCGAATGATCTTAAACTATCTACTGGCATGTAAGCACAGTTATAGATGCAGGTGTTGTCTCTTTCGAGAGCTGGACCTGCTGTCATAAATGCTCTCATGGATGGCATTACTTTTGTTTCAAGAATTGCAGACTTAATTTCTTTAATTGTTTTTGAATCAACAGTAAAATCACTGTGTCTGCTCAATGCATCAAAGATGTAATCACTATAACGTGATACAGTTTCTTCCCAGTTTTCTCTACGATTATCTTCTTCTCTCCACCTTGCATATCTTGTCTTGTGGATTACTTGCTGGTATGCCGTTGGCAAAGAAACTGTCATTATATTCACTCCGTATTATATTATTCCCAGATTGGGTTAGATATCTATTGTACCGTATTTGATGTTAGTTGTCTAATTAAAATCGGTGTGATAAGATTAACAAATGATAACGATACAAGAACTTCATAGATATGGAGAATTAGTTGAGCAAGGTTTTCTACCACCTATACCTTGTCCAATGAGTACAGAACATATGCCACCAATTCCTTTTGTTAAAGATGATGAAGTTGTTATGTGGTGTTTAGAGTGTGACACAAAGTTACACCTGGGACAAAGAAAAGTTACATTAATTAAAAAATTAATTGGTAATATCTGAGACTACAGTTATTGGACCTTTAAGAATTGTAGAAACAACTCCTGAAGTTACCATTTGAATATCATATTCATAAATCTTTGAACCATTAAGTTTGGCTGATTCTGAAGAAGGTAGAGTTACTGTTAATTCTCCTGCAGTTGCATTTGTAATACTAGTTGTAAACTCAGCAACTTTTGTTGTTTTACCTTTTTCTTTAATTTGTCCAGTAAAAGTATGACCAGTGATAATATAATCTTGACCACCAGATCCAAGTGTTAAATTAAAAGCAAAGGTATCGCCCTTATAGATTCTAAAAGCTTTGAACCCTGGCATCATTAGCCAACAACTACCGTCTTAAGGCTAGTTGCAGTTGCATTTGTTGTAACTGTAACAGTATTTGCATCTGTAATAACAATATCTGCCTCTACCTGAGATCCAGATAGGTAGCAACTAACAGTTACGTCAGAAGTGTTTAGGTTATGAGTAATTGTGTGAGTTGTTCCAGTTGTAGTTGTAACATATTTTCTGGCAATTGCAATTTCTGAACCAGCTATACCAGCTGTCCAGTTATCACTTGTTTCATTCCAAATAAGGGAGGCATTTGTGGATGTTCCACGTTCTACTTCAATACCTGCATTAACAGACGGTGTACCAGTTACAGTTGAGTTAAGAAGGAAAAGATTATCTTCAACATTTACTGTTGTTGTTGAGAAAGAATTAATATTTCCAACAATGTCTAGGTCTCCATTAACCTTAAGGTCTCCAGCAACAACTACGTTAGTTGGAAGACCAATTTTTACTGCTCCAGTATAAGGACCAGTTCCAGTTCCTTCTGTAATAGATATTTCATTGGTTGTTCCAGCAACACTTAGTACACCAGTATTTGTTAGTGCAAGTGTTCCACCTGGATCACCATAGGAAACAGATATTCCTGTATGTGTTGAAGAAGTTAAAATATTTCCAATTACATCTTCTGATGCTTCTGTAAAGTTAGAAATCTTTGATGAAGTAATTTCTGGAATGTCTGCAGCAACTAGTGATCTAAATGTTGGTATTGCAGATGTGGAGCCAGATGATGGACCAGAAAGAACGGTGTTTACTGCTACGTTATTCCACTCAAAATCAAGTGTTCCGTTGTATGCAGCTGGGGAACCAGTAACTGTAAATAGGTCTGGGGCGGTTAGGGTAATAGATACAGATGGAACGTCATCTGTGTAAGCAATAGTCTTGTAAGTAGTACCATTGTGCACCTTCAGTCTTTTTGCTGTTGAGTTGTAATAAACTCTAGATTCCGTACCTGACGGATCTGTTGATAGATCTTCAAATACGAACTGCTTAGCCTTATTAAGATTAAGGTCTAAGTCTACTAAAAATAGTTTAGATGCCATTTTATATATTCCCCTTAAGTAAGATATGCAACACCGCTAATTGCTACATTCATAACTATTTTAGCATTGTTTATGTCTATATACTGGATTGCTGTCTCAACCAATCTTTTATCGTTATCAACAACGGCAATATTTGGGAAAAATCCAAGGTTATGTGGGATATTCCACTCATTAGATAAAGTAGACTGAGTGTGTACATATTTAACATTATTTACTGGATCAATGTTGATGTCTGGGTAGTCAATTACTACCGCACCAGTTTTACCATTTACAGAGGTCACTGGAATAACTACATCAGATATAGATACGTTTACATCTAAGGTTCCAGGATCATCTGACAGGTCTATGCTTGTCACATTAGTTATTGTGTCAACCTCAAGATTTGTTATTTCAGATACGGTGTTTACCCCAACTGAGTTAACTGTTTCTACTGGAGATACAGTAATTGAATCAATCAAATCAACTGTTTCTACTATAATTGTGTCTGGGGTTGGCATATCTCTATTGTAACATCAAACGCTTAGCAACATTATCAAAATGTTCTGCTACAATGTTGTCCCAATTGTATTCCTTATGGATTTCTGCAGCTTGATCATAATATTGTGATAAAAGGGTTTCAATATTTTTTTCAGTATATTCAATAACTTTTAAAAGGTCCTCATAGTCTGTTTTGTACATAAATCCTGGATGCGTTATGGTAAATGGATTGTGTGTAAGTGTTGAATTAACCATAAGATCTCCAACGTATTCTTCATAGTCACACCAGCCACCAGCCACAATGCTAGGCATTCCAGTTCCAAGAGTTTGAAGCGGAATAAGACCAAAACCCTCTCCCCAAGACGGGTAAATAAGAGCGTGGTGTTCTTTAAAGAGTCTAATCATTTCAAAAGATGTATAAGTTTCACCAATTACATTTATGTTAGGCTCATTATCAAACTCAGGTAGTTGAACATGCTCGTATCCTTTAATTGTAAGAGTTACATCTTTACGACCAGAATATAGCTCAAGAAATGCATTTACTGTATCGTACAGATTTTTGCGGTATGCAGGATATCCAATATGAATAAACCTAATAGTATCTGTGAGTTCACGATTTTGAGGCTGAAATGTCTTATCTAATCCGTGTTTAAAGATATAAATATTTTTATCTGTATATCTTCTAAATACATCTTTACAAAACTTATTAGGTACCCAAAATTCATCAACAAGGTCTAGGTTTCCTGATGCAGTCCAAGTTTTTGGAAACTGTGTTGATTCCCAAGCAGTATATCCAACCTTATAAGCTCTTGGATTAATAAACTTATAATCATCAGCATGTCCAAAAAATATCTCAAGGTCAGAATTAGGTAAGCTATATCCTACTGGGTATTCTGTTTTAGCAAGTGCATTTACAATCTTTGCGGTGGCATGACCATAGCCAGTCCAAACTGCATTGTTTGGGTTATTGAAGCTAACCTTCATTTACTCTACTTTTCTAGTTTGTCTAAACGGTTTTCAATACGGGATATTGCATCTTTAATTGACGTACCGTGATTAGGTCTCATTTCAAAGGATATGCAAGCAATTTCTTCTTCCATAAACTTTAATCTTTCTTGCATTCCAGGGCGACCTTCAAATCCTGGTCTTTCTTCTTCTCCGAAATAATCATCAAGGAAGTGTATAAATCTTTTTACAAGCTTTGTGGCTTTATGTAATCCTACTCCAATAACTCCTATTGCAGTTACTGTAGCTGCTAACATTATTAAAAAGTTAGTTGATTCCATATTCAATTATACACTTCCAAAAAAACTACTTCGAGGTAGTCTTCTTTGCTGTGGATTTCTTTGCTGTGGTTACAGCCTTCTTTGCTGGTGCCTTCTTAGTAACAGCAGCCTTAACTGCCTTTGTTACTTCAACAGCTACTTCATCAGGAGTTGACTTTCCTGAGACTTTTCCAAAAGCAATATCGTTCTTGTTAAAGAAACGGATGGCTACTGGTGCAAAAGCTGCTACCAAAGCATTTAGATATAAATATGGATCAGTAATACCTGCCATATAAAGAGCAATGGATGCACCCAAAAATGAGCGACCATAAGACTTAATAATTTCTAAGTTTTCTTTCGATAAAGTCATTGACTTTTCCTTTTCTATGTTTTATAATATATGTCATATATATGTTATATATTATATATATTAAATATAATTAATATTCTTAATATACTTAATATGTATAAACCTTTAATATATATATAATTACAATTATAGCGATAAAAGTTCTTTCGGTCAATATCTTTCGAAAATTTTTAAGAATTGTTATACAAACTTAATAAATTCTATCTCCTGATTTAATTTTAAAAAATTCGGCGATTTGCGGTTCGGCGGCGAGAACAGAACACACCCATACGCAAAATGCGTGTATAGAGCATATAGAGGCTATAATGGGTATCTAGAGAAAAGAGCCAGGCATGGAAAATGAAGATAATATCCAAGAAACAGTTGACAACGCCAACGACAATATTGGAACAGTTTTATATATCATGCTTGGACGAATATATGATCTACTTGTCCTGCTAAATGATGCTAATGGAAAATCAGAAGAAGTTTTGCGTATTATGGAATTACATAAAAATGGAATGCTTATGTGTCCTTTGCCATCACTGAGCACACCTAGTGAATAAGAGCCTTTTTAATTCTTGCTCAGGAATATTTGTTCTTACCGTCTACCGATTTTTTTAAAATCATTAATTTCGATAGCTTTAGGTTTCTTTTCATCTGGAACTACCTTTTCAATCGAAATAAGTAGCATTCCATCAACAAGATGACACTCTTTTGTAACCATATATTCTGCTAGAGAGAATGTTCTTGTGAACTTTCTACCAGCGATTCCTTTATGTAAGTATTCACCATCTGTTTCAGGAAGTTCTCCTTCTACCGTCACACAGCAATCTTCTTCTGTAATGGTTAGATTTGATTTGTTGTATCCAGCTACCGCTAATTCAATAATGAAGTTCTCATCATTTACTTTTCTTACGTTATATGGAGGAAAACTCGTAGAGTTTGTCCTTGACATTTCTTCGAACTTAGGAAATAGACTATCCCATCCGATCATATATGGGCTATTAAAGCTCCATGCGTTTGTTACCATTTTTTGCTCCTTTTAAGCGAGTTAATTTACATCCCCATAAGGCAGATGCATTCTTATATTTTACCCCGATTTTTATTTAAAATATTTAAATGTTATCAAATTGTTATACTAAAGTTACCAAAATGTTATTATATTATTGCAAAGTCTTTGCAAGTCCATTTTCATCAAAATGTGAATGGTATTTTAATTTGTATGATACGGATATTAACGAAAGAAAATCAAAAAAGAGTAGTGAGCACATAGGATAATAAGAAAAGTAGCTATTTATTGCCAAATAATTCACCCTAATTAAAAGTCTTTGATCCTGGCAAAATATTCACCCTAGATAAAAGTAGCTCTTTTACCAAAATATTCACCCTACCCAAAAAGAGCTCTTTTCTGTTAATATTCACCCTGTGGATAACTTGTGTATCATTGTTTACCTAATGTTCATCTAACACACACCCCAAAGTCCCAAAATTGTCAGACCCTAATGATAGGTTTATCTTATAAACAAGGTTAAGTATGAGCCTAGCAAATAAGCCCGCAAGGGATGAGCCTAGCAAATAAGACTAACCACTAACGGAAGGCAACTCTATGAATGAGTTAGCATTAGAGAACATCACTAAGACTAAGTGTCTTGAGTGTGGTGACAACCTGACCTCTTGGGAAACAACAGGCTATTGCATTATCTGCGAGCCTGATGAGTATGACATCTAGGCATACCGCCCGACACGCCCGAGAGGGGCGACCCTGTGGATAACTAAGCATTAAGTATATGTGACGTAACTCACTGAAATTATGGCGTGTCTGGCTTGATAATGTCAGACCTATCTGCTAAGGTGAAACCATAAGATGAAACGAGGTGCTAGATGATTTACTTACACTTAGACCCCTTTGAGGGACTGCTATGTGAGTGTGGCGACTTTGCCTACACTCGTGAGGTTAATGCTTTCGGTAACGAAATGACTGACCTATGTGACTACTGCTGTGAAATGGCTTTTGTCTTAGCCTAAATTGTCAGACCTCTATGATAAGGTAAAACTATGAATCAAACACTAAAGAAACTAATCGAATACATAGCCCCTAATGGTGCCTTTGTATCTGCCCTTGTTACCTACCACATTGGTTGCGGTACCTGTGAGGTTGCCTATGCCAAGTCAAGTGTTACCCGTCATTGGGAACACTAAAACTGTCACACCCCTATGCTATGGTAATACCATAACAACAACGAAAGGCTATTCAATGAATGAACTAGCACTAGAACAAATCACTAAGGCTACCTGCCTAGTGTGCGGTGATAAGTTAGCACCGTTTGAACTATCCAACTCTATCTGTATTTTGTGTGAGGACTAATTATGTTGATGTATGTATCTCTAATAATCTTAGTTAATGTTGTCGCTGGGCTTAGTGCTTATGCGTATGTTGCAATAAAGGAACTAAAGTCTAGTCGTGCTATGTGGCAACAAGCCTACACGTCATTGGCTATCGAACTAGAATTAGAAAAGAGTTGGAAATAAAATGGAAGTCTTAATTATTATTTTGTTGTCCATACTTTTATTTGGTGCTATGTCTAGTGATGGTAAGGGAAAGTTCTAGGCTTGACAAAGCCCCCGAAAGGGGGCGACCCCAAAGCTAGGCAAATGTCAATTACGACACGCCCGAAAAATCACTGAAATTATAGGGTGTCGCTACCAAAAATGTCAGACCCTTATGCTATGCTAAAAGCATACAAACAAACGAAAGGATTTCAAAATGAAATCACTAGATACAGAAAAATACATTCAAGCCCACGATAATTTGGGTCGTTACCGTTACCCAAGTTCCTATGACAATCGTCTAGCATACGTTTCGCTATCTGCAATTCTTGCGGAGTGCATCAACCAAAGATTAGGGTTTAATCAAATCCAAAAGATGCTAGATGAAATGACCCAAAACGAAATCAACTTACTAGAAAGGTTGTCAAAATAATGACACGCAAAGACTACATTGAAATCGCAAAAGTGCTTAACAATAATCTAACAGACACCAACTATGCACTAATTGAAAAACTAACAAAAGATTTTGCAGTGATGTTGAAATCAGATAATCAAAACTTTGACAAGACACGATTTGAAAATGCGGTGATGAAATAATGCTAAAAGAGTTTATCGGTCTTGAGTGTGTTGCGTGTAAAGATAAAATGAACTATGACTACCCAGCATTTTATCCAACTTGGTCAGATTTCTATGACAACATTGTGTGCGAGGATTGCGATAACAAAAACAAGAGAGCAGGATTTTAATGAACAGTTTTTATTCTTGGGTTTTAATTTTATCCCTTGCAGGTTTTATTTATTTGCTAGTGGATAGATACACCGACTAGGCTTGACAAAGCCCCCGAAAGGGGGCGACCCCTAGCTCGCCCCAGATCAATTACGACATTAAGGTGTGAGTCACTGAAATCACGGGAAATTGTCAGACCCTTATGCTAAGATGAAATCATCATCAACCGTTAGGAAAAAAAATGTATTCATTTCAAGATGTTGACTTTGCAACCGAAATCCTTTTGGATGAGGTGTTCGCCTTTGATGAAGGTCTTGAGCAGGAGTTTGAACTAGATGATGAAATGCCTGAAGATGCAGGAATGGAAGGCTATCTGTTTGGTTGGGACTCATAGCCCACCACCCCACGGGGTCGCCCCCCAGTTTTGAAAAACCCTTTTACGAAACACCCAAAATGTCACCGAAATTGTCAGACCTCTATGCTAAGATGATACCATCAACCAATCGAAAGGGACACTATGTTCACTCTACACAACCCAATGAAAGTGATGAACGAGAACTATGTCGTTACATCACACCCTTGCCCAATGTGTGGCGATACCGTAACTGTCAGAATTACATCTGATAAGTTATTTGCATACCGTCAAGGTGCTTATGCCCAAGACGTGTTGTCTGCCTATGATGCTGACGTGCGTGAGCGTTTCATTAGTGGAGTGTGTGGAGTTTGCTGGACTGAAATGTTTAGCGATGCTGACTGGGATGAGGAGTAAAAATGTCAGACCTCTCTGCTAAGATAAATCCTATGATGAAATTACCTGCAAGCCCTGAGCAACTTAGGGCAAGACTAGAATTGCGTAGGAGCAACGCTTCTGCCAAACACCGTAACAAAAAGAAATACACCCGTAAGTCAAAATACAAAAACCTACTAGGAGAATAAAATGGGACTAAACTTCGCAACAGAATTATCCGCTATGGATACTATGCCTATGGAACAGCAGATTAACCTGCACCTGCAATACAATTTCTATCCACCAATCCCGTCATCTATGGTACAGCCTTGCGTTGATGCTATTAACGCTTATTGGAATGAGGACATCTATGCAGAAATAGAAATGCCACAAGGAGTTTCCTATCGTGGAATGACTACTGCACCTGCACACGCAATCGTTGAGCAACACCGCTTAGACGCTTGGGTAATGGAAGATGAATACTATGAAGAAGATGAGGACTTCAATGTTTAACTTTAATGACATAGCCTGTAAAGATGTAGACACAAACTTATTCTTTAGCGAACTAAAGTCTAAGGTAGAAAAAGCAAAAGCAATCTGCAACTCTTGCCCTGTAAAGTCAGAGTGTTTAGAGTTTGCATTAAATGACGGTATCGAGTTTGGTATTTTTGGTGGAGTCACCGCAGACGAAAGGAAAGCACTTGTTTCAAACTAATCTAATTGTAAACTTTACTAACGGAGAATCTAAAACTTATTTAGACGTACACCCTGACCAACCAATGTTTATTGAAAAGGGAACGCTAACTTTAGAAACCACAAACGGTGAAATGATTTGGTACATACCAGCCGTTTCAATTCTTGACTACTACACGGAGTGTGTGAGGGTGTCATGATCCAGGAAGCTGGGGGCGACCCCATAATTGCCAAAATGTCAATTACGAAAAGATTAAAAACTCACTGAAAAAATCACTTGAAATTGTCAGACCTTTGTGGTAATGTATACACATAACCTACTAAGGAGAATAAATGTCAGAATTACTGATTAACTTATTTGAGGGTGTCATTGATGAGCAAGCCCTTGAGAAATTATCTAAAGAAGAATTAGATGCAATCAACAAAATGCTAACGGAAGCAGGTTACTAAAATGGGTGCAAGAATTAACTATGTCTTTGATGACGGAACAGAATCACTAACAGTTTTGTATTCACACTATGGTGAGTACACTTGGGAAGATGATTTAGTGGGTGCATTAGCACACGCACAACCACGCCACCGTGATTATTCTTACTTTACCCGTATGATTATTTCATACTTGATTCAAGATGCTGTACTAGCCCCAACAGGTTTTGGTATTTATAGTATTGCACGTTCAGAAATTACAGAACTATTTGACAAGGTAGTCGTATTAGACTTAGTACACGATACGGTTACTGATTTAGACAATAACACTTCAATTCCATTCTATTCGGAGGTAATGGCATAATGGCACAAATGAAAACTATTGAAATGATTCTAATGGAAAGCCACCCAAATGGTATCTTTAATGAGCAAGATGTATGGGAAGCAATTGCAGAAGCAACTGGTATGGACTATTCAGAAATTGCAGATGGAGATTTAACAGAATGGCTATAAAATTATGTAATAATTGTGGGGACACAGTGGCTAGTCATAATCTGTATGGGTGCTGTGCCGAACCATTAGAGTCTAGCCTGTCTTGCGGTAACTCTTACCGTAAGTGTATGGATTGTGAGGGATAATGAAATTATTTAATCGTAAGCAAGAAGATACATTTACTAAGTTAGATAGACTAATGAGTGAGATGGCTAGTACAGAAACATACGTTGCATACCTCCGTGAAAGGGAGGGTATGTAATGGAAATCTTCTATGGTATTATCTTAATGCTTTTGGTATTAGGTGCTGTTTCTTCGGTAGCATTTATATCAGACAAATACGAAAGTAGAGACGATGAATTATAAATACGCAGATAAACTTTCAGGCTACCAGCTAGAGCCTGGGGATCTAATAACATTTGATAGCATAGAGGAACCCGTTCAAATTAAAAGCATTGACATTCTTCAAGATGGATATCAAATAAACTACTTAGATGAATATGGGGACGAAGAGTTACACTACTATGTTGGTGAAGATGATATTGTAAACCTATACGTCTATGATGAGGACTAAGGGGTCGCCCCATTTTTTTGGATTTGTCAATTACGACACTCCGAAAAAATTCACGGAAATATTTGTAAAAAGGGGTTGAAAATGTCAGTCCTTTATGCTAAGATGTTAGCATAACAACAAACAGAAAAGAGAAGCAAATGGCTAAATTAACTGCCCCAACTGTTGGCTCACAGTTCACAACCGCTAAGTCTGGCGTGACTGGAGAAGTCAAGGAAGTAATCAAGAACCAGACAGGTTCCTTGCGTATCCGTCTTGATGTAAATGGTCAAGACCGTTGGACTACTGTAACTAAGTAGTTAAATAAGTTTAGGTGGGGTGTTCCTTACCCTTGCACCCCACCTTAAAACTGTCACACCTACCTGCTAAGATAAACTTACCTACAAAACAAGGAGACCCAAATGGGACTAGACATGTATCTTCGTGCGAATGAGTATGTATCACGCAACGACTGGACTCGTAATGACAACGGTGAATTAGTTGATAGCCCTAATTCATTGTTTACACAAATTGTTGAAACTCTTGAGTTAGAAAACATTATTGACAATACTGGCTTTGCTGGAATGAGCATTGACCTTCCTATGGGTTACTGGCGTAAGGCTAATCAAATCCATAACTGGTTTGTAACTAACTTAGCAGACGGTGTTGATGAGTGTCAGGTAATTACTGTACGCAGAGAAGACCTAGAGCAACTTAAAGAATTGTGCATTGAAGTTCTTGCAAACAAATCACTTGCAGAAGATTTATTGCCAACAGGTGCAGGTTTCTTCTTTGGTTCAACAACTTATGATGAATACTATTATTCTGACTTGAATGACACCATTGGTATTATTACTAAGTGTCTTGAAAGTAAGTTTGATTACTTTGAGTACCAAGCATCTTGGTAGTAGGTTAAGCCGAAACCAAAACCTGCCACCCACGCAGGTAAAATAAAGGGGAGACTCCTAAGCATGAGTTATAAACTGCTTACCATTGGTCTGGTGGCTCAGTTGGTTAGAGCACCGCCCTGTCACGGCGGAGGTCGTGGGTTCAAGTCCCATCCAGATCGCAAGAGCTGGGGTCGCCCCATTTTTCTCCATTTGTCAATTACGAAACACCCAAAAAATCACGGAAGTTTATCTAATTTAGTATTGATAATGTCAGACCTGTATGCTATGATTAGTTTATCAAACACAAACAAAGGAATAAAAATGTCAATAGACCAAATTGAAATCATTGACGGCAAGGCATCATACGCTTCCTTGCGTGTACCTGCCTACCACCAACTTGGAACTGTATTTCAAGAAGAGGTAAAAACCTCAGAGATGCTAGAACTAGCAAACCTTCATAACTGGAATGTACGCCTTGAAGATGTTGCACTACCTGATAGTTACACATCAGTTAAGTCTAACTTTATGGTTGTTCGTGACCACCCGTCAGACGGTCATGGAGAAGTGCTATCTGTTGTAGGTGAACGCTACAAAGTTTTGCAGAATGAAGAACTATTTGCATTTGGTGATAACTTGCTTGACGGTGGACGTTGGGAAGTTGCTGGTTCTCTAAAGCAGGGTAGACTTGTCTTTGGTGCATTAGCACTTGAGCGTGAAACCGTACTTGACCCTAATGGCGTTAGTGATGTAATCAAGAACTACCTTGCTATCTCTACAAGCCATGACGGTTCTAGTGCTGTTCAAGCAACTGTTACCCCAATCCGAATGACCTGCATGAACACACACACCGCAGTATTCCGAAAGGGTGCAAAGCAGTCTTTCAAGTTGCGTCACACTCAGTCATTAGACGGACGTGTTGCACAGGCTCGCCAAGCACTTGGTCTTGCCAACACTTACATTGACGAGTTTGAAGTTATGGCTAAGGCTATGATTGAAAAGCAAATCACCAAAGACACATTTGCAAAGATTGTTGCAACCGCTTACCCAATGCCAGACAAAGATACAAAGGGTGCTATGACCAAGTGGGAAACAAAAGTTGATTTGCTAGATGAAATCTATGGTGGTGACACTAACGGAATGATTGCTGGAAATGCGTGGGGTGCTTACAACGCACTAACAGAACGCCTAGACTGGTATCGTCCTGCTCGTGGTAGTAACAACGAGGGTATCCTAATGGGTGCAAGTGGTTTTGACCCTGCAACCAATGCAGAAAAAAATCGTCTGCTGTCCATTGTTAAGGAGTTGGTGGGAGTTTAATCTCCCACCACAACCCAATCCCTGACTTGACAAAGTTGGGGATTGGGGGCGACCCTTAAAGCTTCCCAATTACGAAGCATTAAAAAGATCACCAGAAAATTCACTGAAATTACTATTGTTTTTGTCACACCTCTGTGCTAGTATGTAGTCATACAGGATAGCGGAATACGACTCACGAAAGTGGAAAGAGGCAAATGGGTGAGATACCCATTTATCCTGTAACCTACTAGAAGAAAGAAGTAACAATGCCAAACTGGGTATTCAATTCACTTGTTGTATCAGGCGAACAGTCAGAGTTAGATAAAATGGTTGCACAACTTAACCAGCCATTTGAAAAACATTTTCCTGATTCAAAGTTTAATCAAGAAACAAAAGAATGGGATAAGACTCCTGCTGTTCAGGTGTATGACAATCCTGTCTTTGCATTTTGGAACATTGTAAAACCAACAGACCTTAGTGCATACTATGAAGAAGAAGTATTTAAGAAACAAACTCTTGCCCCCGAAGAATTTATGACAGAGTTTGTTCGCTCTATGAAAGAAGACCAAGACTGGTATCATTGGAACTGCCGTAACTGGGGAACTAAGTGGGACGTAGCAGTTGTGAATGACAACGAGTATCCTAACACTATTAAAACTGTTAATGATGATGGTTCTGTTATGTATCACTTTGAAACCGCTTGGTCTCCTGTTGGTGAGGTTCTAATGAAACTATCAGAGATGTATCCTACTCTTGAGTTTGACTATGAGTATGAGGAAGAGACTGGCTGGGGTGGCAGTTGCACATTCGTAGGTGGAGAAGACATAGCCTGTGATGAGTATGATACCCCAATGTCACACGCTGACCACAAAGACAGAGACAAGGAATGTATCTGTGAGTATGGAGACCCAGAGAATGGCTATGAAGATTGTCCTATTGACACTACTAAGTTTAATTGGAATAAAGATGAAGAAGAATGGCAAGAGATTTCTATTGACAATACCGCCCAAGTACGATAAACTATTACTACAACCTACAAAGGAGCACAACGTGGATTTTCCAATCCCAGCAACTGTAACACAAATGCCAGAATCAAATGCAACATTCGTTAAAGAAATGGTAGAGGCAGGAGAACTTAAGCCTCTCTATGACCCAAAGGCAACTATCGTTGTCCGAAAGGGTTACTACTACGGAACACCGTCAGATGCAAAGTATGACCTAGAAAATGCAGACGACATTTCCAGAGCGTTTTGGAGAGTAGATGCACTACAATCAACCAACAACAGCAACTCAAAAGCACAAGACAAGTTAAAAGATTATCTTGTTGAGAACTTTGATGAAATTGGTGAAGAACACGCAAATGCAATTGCAAACATCTTTGGAATGGATTTGTCTAAAGAAGTTGAAGTTGAGTTTAATGTAACAATCAAGGCAACTGTTTCAATGCCTATCAATGAAGATGTGTCTGACTTAAGCATCTATGACTTTAACGTTACAATTGAATCAAATGAATCTAACTATGAGATTCTAGACTTTGATGCAGACATTGATTCAATAGATGAACGATACTAGATTTCCTAGTAGGTAGGAAAGATGTGGAGGCGATAACCACAATTCAAAAACACCACCCACCACTAGTAAAGGAAAAAGGAAATGGCTAAAAAGTTATTTATTGCAGAAGAAAAGTGGATGACACGATTCGGCAAGTCTGATCGTGTAGTCGTGCGAGATGCCAACGGTCACTTTGTTGACAATGTATCCAAGCGACAAATGAAGACTGGCGAACGTGAACTACCTTATGTAGCAAGTCGCTAATCTAAAAAATAGATGCCCCCTGTTTCCCAGCAGGGGGTTTTTCTATGCCCCAAGCTGGGGGCGACCCCCAGAAATGCTCTAGTTACGAAGAGACCAAAAATTCACGGGAATCTAGAGCAAATCACTATTGTAAATGTCATACCCTTGTGGTAGGATACGAAGTATCAACCTACAAAAGGACAAAAATGATTGACGTAACAGACCCACTATTAAGTGAGTTAGCAGACCACTTTGTTGAACTACATGACTGTGGTGGTATTGAATTAGAACAATGGGAAACCGCACACAAGTTTGTAAAACACTTTTACAATACAGAAGAAGTAGTAGAAATTAGAATCGGGAGTAAGAAGTAATGACCTACCTAGTAGCAATGACAGAAGTTATTTATGATGAAGAATACATTATTAAAGAGATGTTGGAAACAGGTGAGTATGGTATTAATGCACACCCGATTTCACATGAGGCTATGGTTGAGTTTGTTAAAGATCGTGAGTGGCAGATTGACCACAGTTTATTCTTGACAAAATACGACATACCTGTTATTATCACTATTAAAGATGAGGACGGCACAGATGTATTCTATGCTCAAAACAAGTTAGAGGTTAAGTAATGAAACTAAGAGGAATTTTTGAGGGAACTTTTGAGTCTGTATGGAGTATGGAAGTACCCCAATTAGAGTGGGACTCCTATCTAGATAAAAACCCAGACTTTGATGAAAATGATCGTGACGACATTGAAGAGATGTGGGATTATTTTAAGAGAGTTGTTGGTTGTTATGATGAGTGTGATGATTCAGTAGATACAGAAATACACATGACAGGTATAGAAACCTATGGAGTAGAAGTGGAGATTAACTAATGTATGAATACAATGTAGAGTTTGTATTAGAGTCTATGGTAATGATCACAAGTGTTTCTTTTGATGAAAGACCAACTGATGAGTTTATTATTGAACAAGCAAGACAGCACCTAATTAATAGTTACAAGATTGACCCAGAAGTTATGTACCTACAAGACGTTATCGTACACGAGGTATAGAGATGAATACTTGGAAAGATGAAGTGCACTTTGAGGGTGCAACTGCTAATTTAGTTAAGTGTTGTATGTGTGAAGCAACATTCTTTGAGTATGAAGATGAACCATTTTTTAGTTGTATAGAGTGTGGCAAGGAAGAGTATCTAATGGATTTAGGAGTAGTAGAAGTATGAGTTACCAACATCATTGGGTAGTCGTCTATGACGAGGATTGGGGAGCTTTCATGGTAGATGCTGAAACCACCAACGTAATGCTAGAAGAGGGTGACGGAACTATTTATAATAAAACTACTGGACATTGGGAGTTTGCAGAAGAGGGTTCAGAAGAATTAGCTGAATATCAGAGGCTAGAAGAAATCCTGGCTTATAACCTAACAAGACTTGACTTAACCGCAGGAATAGGATAAGATACGCACTATGAAAACATTACCTAAAGAAATAGTTGCAACCCGTACTTTTGTTTACAATGTAGAGGACATAGTTAATAGTCTTATTATTGATGATGAGAACAGGGAGGCAAGTGATGTAACGCTTGAAGAAGTTGTTGACTACATTCAGGACTGGCTAGTAGACGACTTTGGACACCTGTATGATTTTAACATTCACCTATCTGATGAAAATGGAGAAGAACTATGAAAACACTAGAAGGCGTTACAGTAGAATATAAAGAAGTTATCCCTACCTCCCGTCAAATGCCAGAGTTTTATGTCTGGGGTGAAGGCTATGAGTCTTATGCCACTATCAGATATCAGGACCGTGTAGTTGAAGTAGAGCGTGGTGGTGAAATGCATTTAACATTACCTTATTTAGTTAATGGTGAACTAACTGATGAAGGTGCAGATATCATTAGATATTCTGATCACCTATATGCAGAGGGTATCAATGATGATATTCAGTTGCTGCAATATATTAAAACTGTTGGTAATTCTGGTTTTGAAATCTATCGTATGAATCCATGGTGGGAAGTATTCTCACACAATGAAGATATGGGTGAAGTTTACGATACATTCTATGAGGCTATTGACGGTGGCATAGATTACATTCTAGATGATAGGAATTGGTAATGGATAAAGAGATTAATAAGTTTATTAGACATACCATTACTAATCTGCAAGGTGCCTTAATGCAAGATGAGGACCAATTAACCTTAGCAGTCTTAGTTAATCTAGAGGGTGTCATAGATACCTACATAGAAGCACTTGAGTATGCCCTTGACAATCCCACCGAAAACTGATACACTAGGAAAACGAAAGGAGAATAGTGTCATACATTGTTCGCCATAAAAGATTAGGAAAGAAACTGGCAGATGTTTTTGCAGACCGCAGAGTGAGTGGGTTTCAACTTGCAAGGGAAACTCATCACGAAATGGATAACCAAAGTCGTGCCGTTGCAGAGGAGTGGGTTCAGGCGTTAAGGCAAATGGACTTGCTTACTTCAGATGTAAACTACAACACGGACGGAACTGTAAAACTCCCAGAGTTTCCAGAATAATCATCAACTCCACCCAAGGAAAGGCTTGACTTTTCCTTGGGATTGGGGCGACCCTAGAAAATTGAAAATAGACATTACGAACCTTTTAAAAAAAATCACTGGAATTTTGGAGAAATACCTTGACAAAGACATATGAAGATGCTATATCAGATGTATTAGCTATATTAGAGGCATATACAAGTGTTGGTGTATATAATGTACATCTTTCTCCTATAGTAAATAGGATCAAAGCTTTGAACACCACCGACCCTGAAAAATTAGAGCTAGACATTACGAAGGAAGTCAAAAAATCACGGGAAGTTTTAGACAATGTTTAATAGATTAGTTTGTCTTATAACTGGACACAAAATGGGGGTAGCTAGTCAATGCCCATATACCAATATGACCTATATAAGATGCATTAAGTGTAATGAAATATATGATGCATATGAAACCATATAAAAATGATTAATAATAGATTAGTTTCTGATAGTTTTATGCATGTTTTATGCATTTTGTATGCATTTTATGCACGTTTTATGCATAAATTATATGCACATTTTGACACAATTGTCAAGGGATATTACGAAGGGGATATAAAAATCACTGGAATATAAGGCAAGTCAAGGGTATATTTATAACATTACGATTACGATTGGAGATACACCATAACTCATAACATGCATAAATATTATGCAATAATTCTTATATATTATCTTATACATTCTTTATGATAGTTTTACACAGGTTATCCACATACTTTATCCACATATTCACAGTAGTTATCCACAGAAGGTATAGCTTATGTTTTGGACGGAAATTAACACTAGAAATGAGCAAAGCGAATTACTATAGACAGTCAGGATATTATCTGATATCATTGTCAAGTGAGAAAGTATGTCCTATCTATTGTTATATATATGTTAATAGCTTATATAGTTATATGGGCATCAGTGGCTACTTCTTCTCCTACCCCCCAAAAAGTTGAAAAGGAATGCATATGTCTAAACTCTTAACAAATGTTAAGCAAGCCTTAGCTGATCACCAAGCAAAGCATGGAAAGCTAGATGATAAAGATTACGAGAAGTGGTTTGTTCACTACTATCTTGAAGTATCTGAAAAGCTATCTAAGCCCATCAAAAACCACAGAAAAAATGGTTTGAACTAATGTGTGAGATATGTCAGGCTCATATCCAAGAAGAGGTAATGTTAGCATTGGATCCAATATTTGAAAAGTTTGGAAGACAAACTGTCCTAGATATTATCCACAACTATTACCATAATCGCCATAGGGATAGCAAGTGAACATCAAAGAGTTTATGAATATTGTCATGGCTTCTATGCCTAATATCGAAAAAGAAGTAGGTAGGGAACTAAGTGTGGATGAAAAGCGTTCTATCATCAAAGGGGCTATAGATAAGTGGAATGGGGAAAACCCAGATAATTGGTTAGTTATACCTGCGGAGTTTCTAAAGTGACATGTATCGTAGCCATCAGCGATGGCAGTAATGTCTATATGGCAGCAGAACGTGGTTTATCAGATGATGATGTTATTACTGCAATGAGTGTTCCTAAGATACGTCAAAATGATAAGTATCTTATTGGATACGCCGATTCTCCAGGTACTGGTCAATTACTTCATTGGATTGCTCTACCTACCCCACCACGAACTAACGTGGAAAAGTTTATGCGTACTACTTGGGTAAATGCGGTACGCAAGTCTTTGGTAGACTCTGGTGTAGACCTAAAAGATAATGCCCATGCATCCTTTCTTGTAGGTGTTTCTGGGCAGTTGTTTTTTGTAGATACCACAGACTGGCAAGTATCAGAGTGTGAATATATGGCTATTGGATCTGGTTCATCTATTGCTCTAGGTTCTTTGTATACCACCGCTTCTTGGAAATCTCCAGAGAAACGAGCCTACACAGCAGTTTCTGCTGCTATCGAGCTCTCACCATCCTGTAAAGGTCCAATAGATAGTCTTTATAATTAGTAACCTATGTCACATTTATAGTGTGGCATAAGTCACATATATATTAGATGTTGGCTTGTTTCAAGCCTTTGCTGTTCTGTTTTCGCCGAAACGCCGTTTAGCCTCTTTTGGCTAATAATTCATCAAAATCTTTTTGTTTTGTTCCACCATCATATGTCCAAGCATATCCATTATCAATCATTAATTCATTTAATGATTTAGAGGCATTATCTAGGTATACCCACCCTAGAATACGTCCATACTTTTCTGAACTATCTGGCTTCTCCGTTTTGATTGTAATGGTGGTTGCAGCTTTGATCTGCTTACTTACAAACTCTTTGCATTCTAGACCCAATGCCTTCTCTTTAAGGTCCTTTGTACGGCTCTCAGGGGTGTCTATGCCAGCCAACCTAACTCTTTGGGTAAAAGATACACTAAAACCTAAATCAATGTCTACGTCTATGGTATCGCCGTCAACTACCTTTAATACCTTCTTTACATGATATTCATACATACTAGAACTTTCTAACCTCAAATGCTGATCCAGACCAGAAGCTCTTCTTCATGTCTGATTTATTCTCTCTTGCATTTTGAATACTATTCCACTTGGAAGTAGACCAACTGTATCCAGCGTCACCGCCCCATAGGTCCCAGGCAACTCTGCCTGGGCTTGGGAAGCCTTCTTCACCAGAACTAAATCCAGTGGCTTTCTTATCTACCTCATGACGTGAAAAGAAAGAATACATGCGAGCAACAGTAGACTCTGAAAGCTCTGTACCATTTACGATTTGATTTGCTCTGGCTAAACCAACTCTGGTTCCACCACGCTTACCTTCCTTTTTCCAGGCAAGGGCTCTAGCAGCAGCAGACTTCATTCCAGATGTTGGTGTAAGATTTATGTCTGCCTTTAACATATCTTCCATATCATCTTCATCATCCATTTGACCAGAAACATTTACATATCCGTCAGGGATAACGGCAAACCTGCATTTACCTTCAGGCTCTACTTCAAATGCAAGGATTTCACACTCTACCCCACCCATATACAATGCACAGTTTGAGCATTTTACACCAATCTCAGCTTCATCATTTTCTTCTGCAGGTTCGTAACCTGCCCAAATGCCAGTGGAGTCTTCATTAAACTTACCATACTGTTGAGCAATTTCTACTAAAGCATCATGTAGGGCTTTTTCATCTGGAGTTAATAAATCCTCTAAACCATTCATAAATCCATTATACAATAAGAAAGACCAAGATGGTCGTGAGATTCACCTTGGTCTAACTTAGTTTTATTATATATTATCCAGCTTTTTTGTCTACTGGAGCAAATGCTGCATTGATTTCTTTAGCACTTAGCTTACCATCGTCTAGGAAGGCTCTAGCGAGCTTTTCTACTACCGTTGCAACTCCAAGTGTTCCAGCCATAATTACGGCTGTTAGAGTGTCAATTCCAACAAGGGAACCTGCACCAATGATTGATAGACCAGATGCTGCAAATACTGCAACAATTCTGAAAAAGATATTCCAGATGTTTGTTACGGCTGTTGAGCCAATAATCTCTTCTTCTTTATTCTTTACCATTTTCTTTTTCCTCCTGTTCTCTAAACTTCATTGAAAGTAACCAAACTATTACGCATAGCATAATTGCCCACCCTACTACTGTCTTAGCAGACCCGTCTAGGACTGCCCATGCTACGAACATACCAAGAAGGGTGAATGTTTGGTTTAGAGTTTCACGGAACTTATCTTTTAACCATTTCTTCATTATCTTATCCTCCCTGTAATTAAGTTAGTTGATGCTATTAATTGTCCAACAATTACAGAAGCAACAACTACTGCTTGTGATTCTTTGCGTTCTTCTGGTGTCATATCTGCACCAACGTTAGCAAAAGCTTTTAATGCCTTTCCTGGATCAGTTAAGACTGTTAGTAATAATTCAGATGGGTCCTCAAACATTTCTATTGCATCTGCAACTTCTGCTGTAAGAATAACTCCGTTTTCCAACATAACTGGCTGATCTGGTGGCAAGTCTTCATAGTCAAGACCCGATGCCTCAAAGTCCTCAAAGGATACTGCATCCATTGGACCATACTCTGTAAGTAATTCTTCTAATGCTATTGCTTCTTCTGCCGTCAAACCATCTGTGATATCATTATCAAATGGAAGATCAGTGGATGGAAGATCTGGATCGGGAGTTAGACTCTCTTCTGGACTTGGAACTAACTCTGATGGAACTGAAGGATCTGGCTCAGGAATTGGACTCTGAGTTACTGGAGATACTGGAGCCACTGATTCGGATACTGAAGGAGTTGGAATAGGTGAAGAAGTTTCTGAGGGTTGCACAGCAGGTTCTGATGGCTCTGGGCTTGGCTGTAATGGCTGGGGTGACGGTTCTACTGTTGGCTCTGGTGATACTGACGGCTGTGGTTCAGGGCTGGGCGTAGCACTTTGAGTAGGTTCAGGTACTGGCGTTGGCTCTGGGTTCAAAGTTGGCTCAATGCTTGGGACTGGCTCAGTGCTAGGACTTGGCGTAGGTGAAGGGCTTGGGGTTGGAATAACTACGGGCTCATCAAATGAGCTTGGGGCTGGTGCAGGTTCAACTTCAACAGGCAGACCGCCATTAACATCAAACGCTGCCTCTATTAAAACAACAGGCTGACCCTGTTCATATCTTATACCTCTTCTAACATCTGGAGGAAGATCTGTCATTGTAATGATTTCTCCATGCCATCCACCATTTGGAAACTTATTCACAACTAATCTCATTTGAGTTAGTGGACCACTTGATTGTGGAAATGGGCGAACTGACCATTCTATGCAGAAAGAGTCTTGATTGTATCCATATGAAGTGTATGCTCCTGGACCAAAAGAAACCCAGTCTCTACCAGCAATAGAAACCGAAGGGGTTTGTGGATAATCCCAGAAAGTACCATCTGGTTGACCAAAGGTTACAGTTGCATTCGTGCTGTAATATATCCTATTATAGTCTGTTGGTCCAAGGGTAAGTGAAAATGGGAGCAACATTTCAAATGATCCATCATCATCACCCGTAATAGTAGACATATTGCAGGTAAGTGGGGTGTTTGCTTGAGTAATTGGCAATACTAAAAACGTTGCTGTAGCAAAGACTAGCGGAAATAATAGTAGGTAGGAAAGAATTTTCTTCAATTTTTCAGTTGTACTCCTTGTTAAACATTTTTATATGTCTAACTAATTAATTATATCATCAGACTAATTAATTGTGGCTTCAGGAATAAAATCTGAAAAGTCTGCTGGATAATCTGCACCAGGTGTCCACATTTTAAACTGTCTCATATCGGATTGGTATGTCTTGCTTCCCCCAGTAATTCTTATCTGAACTACAACTGGTGACTTTGTAAATATACTCCAACAGTTAGCCCCTACCCAAGTTGAGCCAGGCTTTGAGGTAACTGGGTATATGTTTGTAGCGGTTGAATCTGAACCACCTGATTTTTGTCTAACTAATCTAAGTTTGATATACTTTGGCTTTTTCTTGCCATCCATTTTGACGGCTGCCTGATAGCAAAATAATGATCTTTGACCATTTCCCTGAATGGCTGTCTTGCCATTAAACTTTAGTGTAACCCATTTGTCCTTTTTAATTGTTTGAATGGATGAGTCTTTATATCTTACAGTTTCTGCAGCATTTACAGGGGTTGAGCTAAAGGCAAATAATGAAATCGAACAGATTATTGCTATTAACTTTTTCCCCATCTAATAAGTTTATCAGACATTTGGCTTAAATCCAACATTCCTTATTATTCAAGGCTAATTCCTTGTTTATCCATACCTGATCTTCTATATGCCATCCCCATTCATATGATTTATCTGCTAAATAAAAGCCATGATAATTCATATGATCCGCCACCATTTTTGAGTTCTTATGATTTGGGTGTGTTGAGTCTTGTTCTGTTTCTAAATGAAAACATTTAACGTCTTTAATCTTATCCCCAAGCCCCATTAAAAACTCCCAGGTATAACCCTCAATATCAACCTTTATTAGATCAATTATTTTATCTAATAAGTTTAACTCTGATAGTAAGGTTGTCATCTTTTTTACTGGTACTTCAATAGTGGTTACATGATTTTTAAACTGTTCTTGGTCTACCAGCTTTTGGGCATAAATAGATGAGCATCCAACATAGTCTTCTCTTTCGTGAGATACCTGCTGAAAACTTGTCACTCCATCGTAGTCAGATATGGCTGTATGTATTACCGCCATGTGTGGGTAATTCTTTTGGGTTATCTTTATGGCTTCTGGATTAGCATCTATAACATACTCATGTTTACTATTTAAGGTAAACTCTAGGTAAAAAGCA